TGTTCCTTGTGCGCCAACCCCTGAATTTGAAGTAGCCGCCACACTAAATCCTCCTAAACTTCTAACGTATGCACGCGCGATGTTTTGTGAAACGTATATATGTAAATCTTCACTTCCGTATAAACTTGAAGGAATCGCGTCAACAATGCTTCCAAGCTGCGCAATAACATTACTGGAATCCACGGTCGTTCCGGCAACTTCTTGTGCTGCGGGAAGGTTTGCGTCTGCTGCGATAAGTGTTGATATTCCATCAAAGTCACCACTTGTTGAAGCATCGCCCGCCCAAATGTTTTGTTCGATACGTTGTGCAACTTTCGCGCTTACGTGTCCGATTAAAAAATCAGCAAATGAAGGCGGCAATGAATCGTGTGCGCTCATTCCCATATCAATTGCTTCGTAATCCCCGCGGAAATCTTTTTTACACAATTGAAGATTCACTTGAAGTTCTTTTGGTTCAATGATTCTTTCTGTAAGTGTTAAAGTTGATGTCGCAGTAAAATCACAAGATGCATCTTTTAAGATTGCGTCGGTGCTTACTTTTTTAAGCACTTCTTTGTGCTTCACATTTGGTTTTACGGTAATTAAACCGTTTTCGATTGTCGATCCCGAAAGAAGTGCCGCGGCAATATATTCTTTCCCGCCTTCACCGGAATAACTTGTTGTTAAACTTGTAGTTGTAGCCATAACTGATTATTAAATATTTAAGGTTTATTTTTTTATTTGTGAAATTTTTGCCATCACGCGATCCATTGTGTTTTGTGGACGTGATTGACCATATAAGAAACTTATTTTCTTGTCTTCCGTTTCCGGGTTATGTGTAACCTTTTCAACTGCGGACAATTCTTCTTTTACTTCTTGGACTTCTTCCGACATTTCTTCTTTTTTCTCGATCATTGCCTTGATTTCTTCAATCATTGATTTTACTTCGGCAAGTTCTTCTTTTGTCGCGTATCCCATTTCTTCTTTTTCTTCTTCAAGATTTTCTTCAGTCACTTCTTCAGAAACTTCTTCAGATAATTCTTCGTTGACTTCTTCAGATAAGTCTTCAGCAACTTCAGCTTCAACTTCTTCTTCCGGTGCTTCTTCTTTTGCGCCAACGGATGCAATGATTCCTTCTTCTTCTACGATTAAGACTTGACCGTCTTCAAGTTGGTATTCACCAACCGGCATTGCAATTCGTTCTTCTTCGGTGACGATGAAAATTTCATTTCCTTGAGTCATTTCTTCAGTCTCAATAATCGTCCCATTTTCCAATTTTGCTTGTGCAAGTTTTGTTTCCATGCCAAGCAACGTTTTGATTTGATTTATCATATCGTTTGAATTCATATTTAAATAATAATTAAAGATTGGTTTTGTTGTATTTTTTAATTTGCCGCAATACACGCATCACAATCGTTGTAATGTGTCGCGGTATTTATGTGAATACCTTCGTGATTTCGTTCTTCAAGAATTGTGTGACAACCCGAATGTCCATTTTCCAAAACAATGTAATAAATATCACCCACCGTCAAGGTGCCATGATAATGAACATTGTGTTCTTGTGAATCTGAACAACCACGAATTCGATATCCTTGATATGGTTCCGGATCATGTGCATAAATGCTTCCTATTCCTTGCGTAAAATAATCGTCCGGGTCACAACATTTTGTTGAATATGATCCGTCACGGCATAAACACGCGCGACGATTGTCTTGTGGTACATTATATCTCATTCTTCGGGAACACAATTAGGGACACGACGTCCATTCTTCATTTTAAACCCAATCATTTCATATCCTTTTTGACAAGGTTCTTTTAATTCTTCAGATAATAAGTCAAGTTCACGCATTTTTGATGTCGCCCATCGAAGACCGGCCTTACCACCCCATAACAAATACGAAATAGTTCCACACGCTTCGTTGTCACCTTCGTCATAATATTCTTGTGCGCGACTTAAATATGAAAACATTCGAACCAAAGTTTCCTTTGAAATCGGTTTTGATTGACTTAATTGACGTGCGCGAATTTTCCCCACTTGGGTTGCGCATTTGTTATTGACCTTTTTATTTAAGTCAATTCCACGTTGTGCATTGTTTGAAACCGCATCCGGATAATCTGAATATGATTCCATTTCAGTACGTTTGCCGGATTTTGTCCGTTTGTCATTTTTAATGATTGCACGGATTTGTGATAAGATGTATTGTTTTTCTTCTTCTTCGATTGCTGCAAGTTCATCGGTGATTGTCTTGTCTTTTGGACGTTCCATTTTGTCCGTGAAATATGCTTCAATTGAAAATCCTTTTACCTTACCGGTTTTGACGTAATTTTCCCAAATGTCGTCGTTTAGCACCTTCATGGAAACCATCCACGTACCGACCGGAACATTCATATTGTATTGACGTGATTTGTCTTGTTCGGATTCTACAATCCAAGATTCCACAACGGTAAGTCCGTTCAACGGAATATCATGTTCTAATGTCGAACGGGATTGATTGCCACGTATAAAGAACAATTCGGATGCCTTTCTGACCGTTTCACGGCTAAAGTATATATAATACTCATTTTCACCCGAACGTCGGTATATGGGTTTATTTGGAACAAGTGCCGCACCCATCAAAATTCGTTTTTCCTTGTCAACTTCGGCAAGATTGAATTCTTGATTTTTTAATGCAATGAAGTCTTCTTCAATTGCGGGATTTTCGACGACACTTATCGCATCGATTCCCGATACTTCGTCTTCTTCGTCAATAAAAAGTTCTACAATATCCATATTAATATAATATTTTTGTGTCGATTTTGTTATCCAATTGATGCACCCTTGACAATCTTGCGATCCATTGCTTGGGCATTGGTAACGTCATCCGATACCACATAAGCCTTGACCGGTTGTTTTTGTTGGTCACCCAATACTTCGGCCAATTGATTTTCCGGTGATGCACCCACAACATTGAATGCCGGTGCCGCCGGTGCTGAAGCACCCCTTGAACCACTCATTCCGCCACCCCCACCGGGTATTTGTGTTGATGCAATTTGTTTGACCGTTTTTAAACCACTCGCAAGAATACCCGCAGCGGATACCGCCTTTTGTATTGAACCAAATGGTTCGGGAATTGTTGTCGGTGTTTTAAGTACTTCGGTAAATCCAAGATAAGAATTCATGATTGCTTGGGCGATTGCCGCAGCCTTACCCGCCTTGGAATTTTCACCAAGTAATTGTGACACGGCACCAAGTGCGTTTGACGCAATTGCAAGTTTTTGTTTCTGAAGAAGTTCTTCTTCGGCTAAGGTTTGTTTTCTGTTCTTGTCTTCTTGATCCGTGATTTGATTGTCAAGTTCTTGGATTTGCAAGTCTTTTTCTTGTCGGAAATTAAGCAATTGTTGTTCGGCATCTTGACGTGCTTGTGTACCCACACCCAAACGATCGATTTGTTCTTGCAATCTTGTTTCTTCAAGTTCTTTTTCTTGAATCGCAATATCACGTAATGCTTGAAGTTTTTGAAGTTCGTCTTCAATTTCTTCGGCATTGAATTGTTTCTTTGCGATAAGACGTGCGTTTTCCGCTTCCTTTTTGGTATTAATTAATTCAATCGCTTCAAGTTCCAACGCTTCCGAATTCACCCTTTGTTCAGATTCAAACCCGGCAATGTTTTCCCGTACGTCTGCAAGATTCTTTTCAGCTTCAATAAGTGCTTCTTGCGCTTCGATTGATTTTGGATTTGCAGCCAATTCTAGTCGTCTAAGTTCAAGCAATTTTAATGCATTAGCTTCTTGTAATTGTGATTGTTCTTGCAATACTTCACCAAGTTTTTCGTTTGCCGCGGTTCGATCTTCTATTGATGCCGTTACGTCATCCCGGATTTGTCGTTGTCGTTCCGCTGCAAGTTGATATTGGAATTGAAGTTTGTCGTTTTCTGCAATTGCAAGACGCGCTTCGTTTCTTAATTGTTGCAAACGTTTTTGATTTGTTGCCGTTTGAACAACGTCAATTTCTTTAATATTATCGATTGCAGCCTTACCAAATGTCGCAACTTCGTCAACCGCTTCGCTAAATCCTTGACCAATATTTTTCACATTGTCGACAAGTGACGATGTCGATTCCTTGATATTTGCATCAACTTCTTCAAGTTTTGTATTTAATTCGGCAAGTTTTTCGGGGTCTTTACCACCAAGAAACGACATTTCCCATGCAGCTTGTGTCGTAAGTAATGCCTTTTGAATTCCGAAGAATGTTGTTTTAATCACATTTAACGGAATAAGCACAACATTTTTTAACACCTTACCAAGTGCATCAAATCCACCAGTCGTGTCTTGAACCGCCTGATAAGCATTTGACAGACCATTGACAACTTGATTGACAACTGAAGAAACCGTTCCAAATGCAACACCAAGGGCATCGACAACAACTTGATTTTGTTTTGCAATATCAACGAATGTCTTGAATATCCCAGCACCCAAGGCCAGCATAAAACCTTTCACGGCAACACCAGCAACCCCGAATCCTTTTTTAATTCCCGAAACACCCTTTTGCAAGTTCTTGACGGATTTGGTCAATCCAGCAAAACCCTTCTTCCCGGTTTCGTTTATTTCTTCGGTTGCCTTGCGTGATGCTTCAAGTTCGTTTTTCAGTTCTTGGACTTCTTTGATTGCCTTGTCAGCCTTCGCAATTAGTTCGATTTCAACTTGTCTCATGTCTTATTTGTTTTATTGCTTCCCTTAATGTTTGGGGGATTTTGTTTTTTCCAAGGGCGATGTCGATGTTTTCACCTTCCCAATTTTCTTCTTTTGCGATTTGCAGTAAATTCAAAATGTTATCAATCATTTTTTTTATTTAAGGACAATCATATCTCGCGACAACTTCTGCATTTCGTACATCCACAACAATGAATCCGACAAAATTGTTTCCGGTTCTTATTGCTGAATCTAAAATACCAAATGCAGCATAAAATTTATCTGTATCAATTCCAAAACCGACCACATATCCAGCCGGAATCCCACCAAATGATTCAAATCCGCCATTGAAATTTTGATCTGTACGAAGACAAACCTTGTCGCCGACAACCGGGAAATTTCCTTGTCCATTGTGTAAACTTGTTGCATCCGCTGATATGTTTGTGTTTCCGGTACAACTTGGCGGTGTTTTTCCTAGATCGGTGTACCATGCGGAATTCAATATATCAGTAATTGATGTCGGTATTGTTGAAAAACCATATGGGTGACCGTTTCCGGATATTAAATTGCTCCAAGTCGTATTTGATTCAATGACGGCTTCCGGGCAATTATATATTGCAACAACCTTTGCCGTTGACCATTGGAATACCAAATATTTTGTCACTTCTAAATTGTAACGTGTACCGGAAACAAATGTTCCGTCACTT